TGATTTCGTCCGCCTCTTACCTCTTCAGCGATTGAGGTAGCATTGTATTATAGCTACAATGCAAAGGTGGTCAGGCTCGGCAGGGTGGTCAACGGGATGATTCGAAGGCTATGCGCACTTTGTTCGCAATGCGTTCAAAGGTCACTTTGAAGATGTGTCCGCTTTGAGAGAGGCGGTCCTCGAACTGAGAAAGCATTTTTTCGATACCTCGGCGAGAGAAATGCATCATGCGGGCGATCTCGCTGATGTATATACCTTCGCGCCGCAATAGATGAACGAGCATGTAACGGGCATCAACCGTTTCGGCCGTGCGACAACACGAAAGGATTTGCTCGGATGTCAATTCTGTTTCATTTGCAACAATATCGAGTATTTTTGCAAAAATCTCGGTTTTACGTATCTCCATATCAAATATTTAGTTTAAATTTGACATACCACTAATGTAAAAAGCCATACGCCCGAATTAAGGAATAGTCCTCAATGCTCGGTGCGTATGGCACACATTAGTGGTATAATGGAGAGGAGCGTTGGGGACTTTTTATGTCCATCCCCAAGAGACATTAATTTATCGCCATTGTGCGAACCGCTGCCTTATTTGCGCATATCCGGGGATATGCTGGCAGTTGTACGCCTCCCTTTCGAAGGAGATATTACGGTAGGCGTTGCCTTTCATGAACAGCCGCACGATCCATTCGACAAGGTAGCAGAGGTAGAATCCCACATACAGCAGTTCTTTCATTTGCTCGGTATGGATTGCTTCGTGGTTTACGGTTGTTTCCGACAGCGGGCGATACTTTTTGCGGGCGAATATTACCCCGAATAGGTTTATGGCGGCAAATCCCGGGAATGGAATAATGTTGTTGTAGATGATTTTCATCGCTTTCCTTTATTAAATTCTATGTACTCGGTATAGATAATGTTGGTATGCGGATTCGACGATACAACCTCTTGCCGGATTGCCTTCGTGCCCCATCGGATGAACAGGAACCGGCGCGGGACCCGGTGGACAATCTGCTGGAGTGTGTCGATGCTTACAACCTGGCAACTCACCGAATCAGCCCGGATTATGCCGTCCACGCTCACATGGCGATCCGACCATCTGAAAACCTTCGCTTCGGGGACGCTCGGCAGTCCGGGGAATTTCCGGTTAAGGGCCGTCTTTACCGAATCGGCAGCCCTCCGCACCCCTGCGCCGTATTTCTCCCATGCTGACGACGACTGCGGGTCTGCGGGTTCCAGGGGCGCCGTGATCTGCACCTCGGTCCGCGTGGCCGTCGTGGCCGCCGCCTCCAGCCGCCGGACCTTGATCCGCAGCTCCCGGATCTGCGCGGCCAGTTGCGCATTGTACCGCTCCAGTTCTCCGGTTCGGAGTTCAAGTATCTGCCGGGATGCGGCATGTTTGCCGCTGGCCGTCCGGTAGAACTCCACGCTGTCGGTCAATACCTCGTTGTTGGACTGGACGCGCTTGCGCTCGGACCGTTCACCTCGCAACCGCACCGTTTGCAGCCACAACAACCCGCTAACTATCAGCAGGGCGATGAAGAGATATTTTTTCATGCCGTTTGTAAACCTAATTTCGGTTGGTGTTTCGAAATTCGACCCATCGCTCTGACATAATACTCCTTGTCGATCTCGTATCCGATGAAATCCCTCCCCGTATCCATGCAGGCAATGGCCGTCGAGGCCGAACCTGCAAACGGATCGAGTATTATATCGCCCTCTTTGGTTACGAGCGCAAGCAGGCGTTCCAACAGCCGCACAGGCTTCTGCGTAGGATGAATCGTTGCATAGTGATCGCGGGGCTGTTTGATGATGGATTTCTCGCTTTGACCGAACTCGACAGATTGCATCACATTACATGATCGATCGCCTACTCTCATATCACCGTGAAAATTATGTTTATTGGATGTACTACATTTATATAAATCGGATCGGATAATACTTTTTTCCGTGTATCCGTCGCTCATTGCCCGCATGACAGCGGCATTTCGATCTTCGCTGCCAAAGCCTGTTTGCGCGGTTACGTGACATCTGCGGCGTTTATCTGGCTCGTATTTTAGTTTATTTTGTGTCAAAAAATCCTCTACGGCCTTTAATGACTTTGGATTATGAAAAATAGTGCATAATCGCTTGATGTCAGCGATAATAGAGTCAATATTATGCGCTTTCGCCTCCAGATAAGGTACCTTACAGCGATTTATCGTGCCCTTCCCCTTCGTATATATCGAGACGGTTTCGTGCACACGAGATATCGCCATCAATGGGGATGAGATATAAGATTTATCCCAGATGATTTCCTCTTTGAAATTGAATCCAAGGTCTGCCAAAATCGTATTCCAGCGATAGAAGGAGGTTCCGCGTCCGAACATTACGATGAATCCATCTTTTTTCAAAATCCGCTTTACCTCTGCAAAAAACGCCTGCTCATCGAAAGAACGGTCGAGTTTCTGATTCTTGAGGTACAAGTACGGCGGGTCGGTCAGCACGCAGTCCACACTTGCATCGGGGATACGCTTCATTCCAATCAGGCAATCTTCGTTGTATAAGTTGATTCTCATAATAATACGTTTTATCCTTTGATAAATAGTTCCCATCCGGCCTGTACGTCGGACATTTTGGCTTCCACGCCATTTTCCACGAACGACATTGCCGCAACTACGGGAACCATCACATCCCGGTTGGTCGCGGTGATTCGGCTATCGGCGGGTACACCCGATCTCTCGGCCACGGTGCGGACGTAGGCGTCCGTGTGGTTCTCGTTACTGGGCGCCCAGCGGCCGATCATCTTCCGGATGGTATCCAGCCCATAGTTGCGCTGGTAATTGTTCAGCAGTTTGAATGCAGCCCGATACCCGTAGGCCATTGTTGTGAACTGCGCGAAACGACTGTCCTTCGACGGTACAATCTCTCCTTGCCAAGGATTGCCACTCTTTGTTTTCTCGATATTCAGCGGGTTGTTGTTTCTTAATCCTCGCGGTGTCATATTCTTTTTTATTAAAGTCATCTTAATTCACGATTCATAGTTTTCATTCTTGCCGAACGGTGGCTGGCGCTTGTCGCATCCCAGGACTTTGCATTTGAGAATCGACAGCGCAGTATTCGCAGAGGATAGTTTGTCGTTTCGTTTGCGCAGCTCGGAATTCTCCTTGTACAGGGCGTCGATCTTCGCATCCTTCCGGTCAAGTGATTCCTTGAGTTCGTCGCAACGGGCCTTTCGCTCTTCGGCGATCCCGCGCCACTCCTCGACGACGGATTTTTCGTTGTCGATCTGCTTGGCCCGACGATTTTCTTTATAGTAAAGCAAAGACAAGGCTCCGCCGCCAGTCAACAACGCCCCGCCCAAGGAAATGATAATAGTAGTCCAGTCCATCCTATCTCGCAGTTAGGGTAAACACGATGAACACCACCCATTCTACGGCTCCTCCTGCGAGCGTCCATAGAATGTCCTGCATGTCGGCTTTCGGGTCGATCTTGCGCTCCTTGACAACGGCGGCCGTCATTACGGCGATTATCGACACCAACAAGGGCAGCCACCGCCACCAGACGCCCAACGGCACGGCCACGATCAACGCCGCGGAGGCGATGACCGCCCCGACTGCGAAGTGTTGGTATTTGTCTTTAGCGATGGCGTTGAGCCATCCGATGAGTTCATTGATAAGTCTTTTCATATATTTGTGGTATTTCGAGAGTTCGACCGACAAGTTACTTATCCGGGAATCGCTCCCTGATCTCGGCCTTCTTGGCAAGATAGAGTGCCTTCTGCTCGTCGGCTTCGAGTATCTTGCCCTCGGCCAGATAGCCTTCGTAGGCCATCAGATATTGATCCGCTTCGGCCCGGTAGGCCATTTCCCGCAACTGTTCGGGATCGGGCTGCGGCTCCGGTACAGACGTGTATTCTTCCCAGCCGACCCGGATGCGGTCCGCCTCTTCGGTGTAGACCTCCCGGTAATGCTTCGGAGGGTCGGACGGTTCCGGCTGCTCGTCGAAGACCACCTCTTTGTATCCCAGCGGGATCAGTTTGTCCGGCCGCGGGTTGCAAACAAGCCCTTCGTCGGTTCGGATTGCTGTAGGGGCGTACTTCAGACGCCCGTCGATCAGTTTTGCGTAGTTGTTCATTGTTTTCGGTTTATTTGATGATTATCTGCGGCGTTCCGTTCGCAGTCAAGTCATACCCACCGTCGCTTTGCAAAAGCGGCGGCAGGTATTCATCATTCAGCGGGAACTGCTTGGCGCTGTCGAGCCAGAACGAGGCGATGCCGTTATTATCCGCTACAAGATTCTTCGGCAAATACTCGGCGACGCAGCCGAGCATCTTGACAGAGTGAACCGTTACTTTCAACCGGCGGGAAGTATGTGGGTATGCAGGGTCCGATCCGTAAACATACATAAACGGAATGCCTGTTTTTTTCGTGTCTACAACAACATATTGATTTTCACCTAATTTAGCCTCAGAAAGATTATTCCAATATTGATTACCAGCAACGGCTTTCACACCACAGCTTATACCACAAGTAGCCATGACAGCGGGGGCAATATCCCATTCTTCCACGACATAATCCACCCGATATCTTCTCCCCGACTCCAATTCGTCCGATTCTAAAATGCGCTGATAATATCGGCTATCCATATCAAATTCGAACGTTTTAGGAGTGAACCCCACATCCTTGATATTCTTAAGGTTCCTCGGCAAGATGTATCCAGCGGGATCACCGTCGTTGTAGTGTGCGGCTACTTCTTCCGCGGAAAGGGCGTAGTTGTAGTGGCGGCAAAATACGAGCGAGCCTTGGGGGATATATGTATTGCTGCCGGTCCTGAATGAATCCATGACCTTGTATCCCGTAACCGGGAATCGTGCGGCTTCCGCTCCATTCAGATAGCATATCGCCGTAGTACCGTCGTAGGCAACATCAACAAGATAGCTATCCCCTGGAATAATGTCTACCTTCGCGTTTCCGTCCCCGCAATAGACGCGAAGCTGATTTGTCTTCAGGATTTGAATTTCAATCATGGAAATGTCAAACCCGGCTATCACTTGCATTTTATCGCTGGAGATGTACTTGAAAAAACACTCAAGAGTTCGCGGGCCGTCGAATAGCAGTCCGGCGTCCTGTGATTGGAGACACCCTTTCGTGCAATTCACCCCCACCTGCCGCTCGCGCTCGCTGCGCAGCGCGGCGATCTTCAACAAACTTCGTCTGCGGTCCATGGCTATTCGATGATTGCGCGGAGTTCCTCGATATTGATCTCGTAGGCTCGATTCGGCGCCGGGGTCTTGTAGCCGATGATGTCCACGAGGTCATCCGACCAGGTGAGTTCCGTGGCAACGTTTCCCGATGTGAAGAAGATCGCCGAAGTCCGGGCCGATTTTTCCACGGTCCCGATCTTGAGCGAGGTCAGCTCCCCGCAGATGTATTTGTGGTTGCCTTCGACGTTGATCGTGACATCCGCACCTTCGACGTTGACAACGACGGGAGCGGCCGCTGCGGCGGCTTCAAGAGCTTTGGCGGCAGCGTCGAGGGCGGCGGTTGCGGCTTCCGTCGAAGCGGCCCCGGAGGCCAAAACCTGCCACCAAGCCCCGTCCGTCACCGGGTGTCCGAGGTTGTTATCTTGGAGTGAAACGTAGGACGAATCACCGGTTGTTACGAAGTCCAGGCGCTCGTATGTAATGCTCGCCGAATACGCCTTTTTGGGCGTAAGACCTACTTTCCCTAAATTTGTCTTTGCCATATCTGTCAGTCGTTAATTTCGTAATACAAATGCCCGTCATCCTTGAGTTCGAACTCGGAACCGCGGCCGTAGCCGGGCTGGTAATTCACGCCCAGGAGCATTGTCGCCGGATCAATGTCGAACGTGGCGAAGATCGGACCGCCATCCGAGCGGACGGACGAGGTGATATAGTCTTTTGTCGTTTCATCCCAGAAGGCCCAGTAATTCGTATCGTCGACCGTTACGATCTTCGGAGGGTGGTCGGCCAGAGACTTCGCACGCGCGGCCTGCTGGTCGGCGTTGGTGGACGCGGTGTCGGCTTTAACGACGACCTCCGCCACGACAGCGGTCACAAGCTCTCCGTCAGAATAGATATTGCCTTCCTCGTCGGCCGATATTTTGGGAGTTTCGCCCTTGATCCCCGAAAATTTAAGAGCTATAGTTCGTTTTTCGGGGGTGCCTCCAAGTTGAACTTCTACGTTTGGTGCGCCGGTTGTATTATTAACTGAAGCGGTTATGTTTTCTATTTGTCCGGCGTCTCCTGGCTCGCCTTTGAGTGTGGCAATGATCGTATTGATCTGCTCAATGGGCAGTTCTTCCGATGTTCCACTCCACAACTCAATGCTGGTGCATCCCGGCGTTGCGATATTCATTTCACCGTCGGGGAATAGACTGTCAGGGACATCTCGCTTCATCTGGTAGCACAGGATGCCGGGCGCAAGATGGTGCCTGTCCACAAGCACCAGAATGGAATTATCTTCAAGTGGCACGCACCGCCTGTAAACTGACCCGTCAAACGAGGCCACATAAGTATTATACGCCGGGGTGTCCGGTGTCTTTAGCTCGATGTGCCAAGGATAATCCGGGAGTCGGCCGTCTGGAAATGAAAACACCACTCGGAAATCACTGGCATAATTGACGTGGCGAATATTGTCGTCAGCCATATTATTCCTCTTTGCGATTGAAAGATACTATATCGTACTCGTCGTAATCCTTTGCAAGGACTTCAAAATCGTCACGGTGCTTCAGGTCTTGCGAGATATACCATTCAGCGGCCGGAGCTGTGATATTGTCGGCGGTATATACTTTGCCTTTGTATCTGAAAGCGACACCCCTCTTAAGAATGTATCCGCCGTTTTCCTGCTTGTTCATAGTCCGTAAAATTAGTATTGCCGCATCGTGATGACAGTTCGGGCACCGGGCGTTGAATGATGCGGTGAAATCCTTGCCCGTGACCTGCTTCCAATCTGCCCTGATAACAGACTTGTCGGCATCGGATAGAGAGGGGGCCGAAACCCTCTCTCTATACCATTCCTGCGTCTGCATGATTAGGCCGCTGCCGAACACAGCGATTCGAGCGCCGCCTTCGTCGTTGCGTAGTCCGTCTTGTAGAAGAACAGATTAGGAGTAGGGGCCCCGGTTTCGGTGATATTGCCGGTCCATCCGCCGACATCTCCGCTCTTGTCCATATTCAGATCTACACCAGTCGCGCCCTGCTCCCAGCCGATGACGCCGAACGCCTGTTTGCCCGCGTCGCCTTTCTCCATGTTCTCGTAGATGCAGACATATTTGTCCTGCTTCAATCCGAGAACTGCGGCGGCATTCTCCGGGCTGTCAGCCAAAAGGGTAACGGGGAGAACCTTGTCCCATGCGGCGTCGATGCTCGGGTTTTGGTCTGTGATGGTGATCGCCGGGGTTTCATTCGATGGGTTACGGACCTTGTAACCCCGCTTGCCGGTCAGGGCCACCAAGTTGGTAACCACGAAGCCTTCGCGCGTGGATTTGTCCCAGTCGATAGCATCCCGGGAGATGAAATAGAAAAACTTTTCCACGCCTTTTGCGTGGGGCTCGTTGCAATCATTGAGAATGTCTCGCCCGAGCGTAGTGGTACATGCCTGTACTGCCATTAGTTTAATGTGTTAAGTTAGACAAAGCACTCGCGCTTATGGCAGATTCGGCCACTACAGGGTGGTGATATGTAGGTGTTATTTCGTACATGATTCCGCGGCTTATATCTTCATAAGCGTTCGTGACAAAGGTGTAAACCTTCGGCACGTTGTGCAATAATTATTTGTATTTTTTTCGCCCCAATTTTCCGAGGCTGTTTTGAACCTTGACCCGCTTCTGCCCCTTGTTGATGTCAACCACCGAAACAATGGGCGCCGGCATATTCATCAGGGCCCGTTCCATCATGCGCTCCATTCCCTTCATTCCGTCGTTGCGCTGGGGAAGATTCGATACTTGGATGGCGTTTCCACCGCTTGCCACGTTCATGGCCGAGAGCATTGCGCCCCAGTCGTTGACAGCCTGGGCGGTCATCACAGCTTCGCCGTTGGATAACATTGCGGGGATGCTGTCCGAAGTTCCGGAGCCCGGCCCTGTGACAAGGCCGCCGGAGGCGTATCGGTATTTACTTCTTTCTTCTTCTGCGGAACTGTTGAGCGATTTAATTTGCGTTATTATGGTCGTAATGGTCGAAATTGCAGCCACCGCCCCGGCAATACCATCCCAAACGGTAGCGGAAGATGAAAATGCTTTGTGTAACGCCGCTCCCATCGCAGCGGCCGATTCGGCGATTGCCAACATTGCGACAACCCCCGCATCTGCCCCGGCGGCTTCGGCAAGTTCTTCCAATGCTCCGGCCAGTTGCTGTGCCGATTGTATGCTCATTGCGGTGCTTCGTTCTTGGGCTTTTCTTTCGTCCTCGGCGGCTTTGTTTTGGGCACCTTGAAGTGCTTTTTGCGCATCTTGTAGTGCTTTCAAGGCTTCGAGACGCTTATTGTCTATTTCAATTCCAGAAAGCCCCATCGCCTCGTATGCGGTCCTGAACGTTTCTACATCTTGCAACTGCTCCTGTAGTATGTTGACCTGCTCCTGAGCAATACGGATCATCTCTTCTTGGGCGTTGGTATCTCCACCTTGTGTTTGCGCCTTAAGAAGTCGGTTTTTGTATTCCTCCTCTTTTTGGGCAATAGCCATTTGCAACCCGCCTATACGGTTAGTCTCGTCCGCTTGTTCCCGATCCCATAAAGCGACGAGTTTTTCATGCGCTTCTTCGGCTGCCTTGATCCGGGCTTTCTTTTCTTCTTCGGCGGCTTTCTTTGTAGCGGCGGTGCGAAGTTTGGCTGCCTCCTCTGCGGCTTTCTTCTCGTCCTCTACCTGTTTAGCCAATGCGTCCGCATGAAATTTTGTTCTTTCATAATCGGCTTGCGCAAAATCTGCGTTTGCCTTTTGAACTGCATCCTTAGCTTCTTGGAGGGATTTTGTCGTTTCATCGTTCTGTCTGCGGACATATGCAGCGTATGCCTTTGCTTCGGCCTCATATGCAGCCTCCCGGGCTATCCTTGCGCGTTCATACTCGGCGTTCAGCAACTCAATATTATAGTCCCTTTGTGCTTTGGCCAATGCTTCGGCATCCCCTTTGGCATTTTTTAGGGCTTCGGTGTATCTTTTTAGGGCCTCGGTCCCGTTTTTCTCGGCTCTATTGTTGAAATAATCGAGTTGCTCGTTTAGCTTTTCGATAGCTTTAGCGGCTTCCCTTGCCGGGCTTATTATCCCCAATGCGTCCGTTAATTTGCCCCAGTTTTTGACGACCAAAGCAGCTCCTACTGCTAATGCTGTCAGTACCGCACCTAATGGAGTGGCAACGAATGCCAATGCCGCCTTAATCATTCGGCCCACCGCCGCAGTCATCAGCCCGAAAGCCTTTGTAACACCTCCCGCTTTATCTATGGTTTTGCCCAATGTCACGACTTGGGACATCTCTGCCGGAAGAACGGCGCGGATCGCTTCCTCATAGCTACCTACTTGCGACCGATAATTGCCAAGAGCTTTCTCGGCCTCCGTGACGGCTTCCTGCTGCGATTTGATAGCTGCCGCCAGCGATAGCCCCTCCTGTCCTTCTCTGCGCGCCGCCGACATGGCATTGTATTGCGCGGTCATCTTTTGGAGGCTCGCCCGAAGTTGGTTCAGCGATCCCGTCTCTTGTGATTCAATTTTTATGTTATTCTGAATCTCTTTCTCGTATGCTTTCTTTTCGGCGGTTAGTGCCTTTGTCGTGCTTGTAATTTCAAGCAACGCCCGATTGTATTCCGAGGCAGACATTTCACCATTCTTGTACTCTTGCTTCAGTTCCGCAAGGTTCTTCTTGTTTATTTCGATCTCCCTGGTCGCCTTCTGCCACCCCTGCACCAGTTCGCCATAGTTGAACTGGATATTAATAATCTTGTCGATAGTGTCCTGTGCCATATTTCTTCATATGGGTTAAATGGTTAATAAATTAAGCCGACTTTGCTTTCTGGGATACTGCCACCTGCCGGCGCACGGCGTCGTTCTCCTGAATTCCCAGAATGACAGGGTTGTAATTAATTTCCTCGGTTCCCGTGTTTTCGGGAGCGGAGATAGACAGATACAGATCGCCGTCCTCCTCGTACAGATCGACATAAAGACGGGAATCGTAATCGACGATATAGGGCGTTCCGTTCGATGTTATGGCATACGCTGTGCCGTTAATGCCGTCCGCTTCTGCAACCCATTGGCTGTCTTCATTCTTGCCGTCCAAGCGCAGATAATACGTTGCTGCCACCACTCCGTCCACTTTCAGTTTCAGCAGTTGGCAGTCGCAGATGTCGTTTTCGCCTGTTTCTACCGAATATATGGCGAATATCTGCCCGAATTGGGCTATATACACCGGCTTCGTGTAGTCGAGGTTGTAGAGATCGAGAGCCGTGAGTTTTGCCCGAATGGTGATGATCCGCAGACGGTCCACGACTTTCTGGTAGGAGGCGTATCGGGTCTTTACAATGCCTTCCTCGCCGCCGAACTTCATCCACGGATCGAATACGCCAATACATCGGGCAATGCCCGACATAAACGCTCCACGCCCCGATAGAATGCGTGGTGAGCACTCCGAATAATTGGCGCCGCCTTTTCCGTTATCCTCATAGATCGGCACAACGGCGCAATTTACCCCGTCCGTCGTTGCATTTTCAGATGCAGAGAAAGGCAGCGACACCAGCTCCGTTTCTTTCTCGATGTTTTCGTTGCGGATCGTGATGGTGCCGTGCGTGTCAGCCTTTACATCGTCGTCGTTGTCGTAGTCGAGGATGTTGCTTTGGGCGAGGTCATCGATGGTGAAAATCGATGCGTCGGGCATATCCACCCGGTGAAAATCGTTCAGGATAACCCGGTCGCTCCAGTCGATGATGTCGTTTTTCTGAACATTGGCGATTATGTCATCGATGCTTATCAGCTTGATCGTGTTCGGGCTATTCTTGTCCGCATAGGCGAATAGGCCGTTCATGGACATCAGGGCGAGGATAAAATCGCCCTGGGAGATGTCGGGAAGATTAGGCGCAACAGGGAAGAATCCCGGGAAATATATATCCCAATCTGAATTGTGAATTGAGATTATAGGATTAGGCAACGGAACCATCGACCCGGAGATAGGTTTGCTCATTTTTACTGTTACAACCCCTTGCGTGTCGGTTTGTACCGATATTTTGTGGAATTTGAACATCCACATCGTATCCGGGGTTTTGGTTTTTTCATAACTCTCGCCCTCTCCCAGAAATACGCCATCACAATAAATTGATATCTTCAACGATGAAATATCGTTCGCATCGTTGTGCGGGAGCAAAAAATCTCCCGTCGGGCTATTAGGATGATATAGTGTAATATATGATGTCCCTGAATCATTAAGTTTTATTCTCGGCTCGGATGTAGAGAATATCCCACGAGTATTTACCCACGGCTCTTTGGGCAATATATCGCTGGCCGACATTGATATATCGCAATAATTGGAATACCCATTTGCTTTGGGCCCTACCTTTTTGCGAGTGAGCGGAATAATAGGCCCAAGATTTTTACTATAAGCCAACCGTTCCCTGCCGTCGATGGTAACCCCATTCTGCCGCTCGATAGCAGACAGTATCGACGACACCAGTACTGAGGGATGCAGGTATTTAGGATCGGATATCCCCATCCCGAAATCCACGCCCCAGAAAGCAACGCCGGGATATTCACCGGTTGCGCTACCTTCCAAGATCGCCGTATTCTTATTCCAAGCGACAATGTTCTCCCCTGCCGCCTCCAGTTGCGGCCCCAAATCCCGCAGGTTCGCGTCAAACAGAGGCTGAAAGTTATCCACGTTGCCCCACGTAAGCGTTACATTGATCGTATCCGCAATATCCGTTACCACGGCGAACCCCTGCGTGAACAGCGGCACCCCGTCCTGGTACAACATCGCAGGAAGGCGTACATACGGAGCGTCAGTATCCACATCCGGGCGGGCTGCCTGACCTATAGCCCGCATATTCGCAGGCGTAGGCGGCAGCGCAACATTGTAGGAACGGTTCGTCTGGATGCTGTCGAGGCTCGAAAATATCGGACTTTGATAAAGCAGGGTTACGACCTCGTCACTCGAAAGGTCGCACAGAATATCGTTGATGTATAGTTCGTAGGTTGTCATAGATATTCGTATCTTACTATTTCAACGACCAAATCTTGCATCGGTGCGCCCGTGTCTTCGGATTCCGAATCTTCAACCATGAAACGCACCCAATTGCCCGCATCCGGGTCGTACATGAACAAATCCTGGCATCCGAGGATCGTGCGGCACAAGTTGAAAACATCCCTTTCAACAATGCGACTATGCAAGGTATAGCGTTTGGCCAGCGTCTTGTTCTGCACGTCGTGAGGTGTCAGCGTATCGTCGAGTTGATGATAGGTAGATCTCGCAGACATTTCGTCGGTTTGGGATTCCGGCGTCCATCGGTATAAATAGAGGATACCGGCAGCATCCGTCCATTTCAAAAATATCCCCTTGGTGCAATAATCGTAGTAAGTTCGTATCTCCGCATTATAGTCTGTCGGGGTGGCTCCCACAGCAAGCGGCTTGCCAAGGTCTTCAGATGGGATTTTTGCCGGATCAAACGGGATGATGGGAGAAAATGTCGAATATCCGATGTATTCCTCTGTTGTTGTCGAGGAGGGCGTAAGCACGAAAAGCTCGCCCGTTTGTTTCGGGAAAAATAGCGACTGCTCGAATCCTGCGTGCGGATAGACCACAATGCAGGGGGCAGCGGGATAGAATTGTGAAATATTTTCCCCATCTCCCCATCCGGGGAGAATCTCCCGGTCTGCAAATCCAGGGACTGCGTAAAGAGCCGGTCCAGCATGGTCATATTCGGAGGCGGTAATTACATAGGTGATTAAATTCGATTTGGTTCCTTGGATCAGACTTTCGCATATTTGCCCAACAGGGAACACCGCCACACCTTTGTCGTTAGTTTTGCGTGTCAAGGTGATAGACCGAGTGAATGTCCGATCAGGCCCTCCTGTCAATTTAAGGGACACGTCTATATTCCCCTTTTGGGAGAGCAGTTCAACCCGAAAATACGCAAAACGGCCCCGGGTCTCGAAGATATCCTCTGGGCGGGTTACCTTGAATACGTCATTTGTGTGCAATATCATAATTCTATCGTCGCATCTAATAGTTGATAAATGGATGTATCGAGTTCCTCTGTTATTTTTTTGCTGATTCTATCGACAACTTCGGGCAGTAAGTCTTTCATTATCTCCGTTCCTCCGCCCTCTTGATAAAGCACGCTTCCGTGATCCCAGACGCTTGAAGCGACGCCATATGCGTTTATCGATCTTGGGTCAAGGTTCCATCTCGATTCTTTAACCCGCGCCCACCGCTCTATCGCGTTCCGGAATGCCTCGAAGCTGCCGAACTCCTCTCGCACATCCTGTGGGGAACTTCCTTCGTCGATATTCTTGATGCCTTTGCGCCCGACAAATGAGACCGTAAGTCCACCATTTGTAGCTTCATGGATGGTTTTAAGGCTTTCAGCCGTTGCGCCGGTCGTCTCCTCCGGAAGCCCCAAAGCGTTGACATCGGCGCCGCTGTTGGTCCTCTTGGTCATTATATTGAAGGCGATCTGCTCGGCGAGCGGGCCGAACTCGTATTCACAGATGGTGATGATCCGCTCGGGGCTGAATATCTCCTCTATTTGCCGGATGGTGGGCATATCAGCAGATGTTATAGGTCATCGTAGCGCTTAGGGTTACGCCCGCCACTAACACGTCGAATTTGCCGTAAAAGGGCGTCGCGTTGGCCACAAGCTCGACCTCTATACCCATCGACCGCATCCGGTTGATAAATGCAAAGGCGCGTTCTTCCATCTTTTCGACGATTGGCTGCACTTCGGTCTCCGTGTCCGGCTCCGCTTCCCCGAGGGCGTCGCAGAAATAGAGCGTCGTCGTCCGGCGTCGCATGTCCGACATCCGTGTTTCGGAAATCGTCTCGTTGAACTGACGGAGCAATACTGGGTATTGCTTGACATCGTCCATCAGGTAGTTCGCTTCGGCTATCCGGGCGTACATATAGGAGCACAGTCCCTCCGCCTCGGCGCACTCTCTGAATATCTCGTTGATGCTTTTTTTCATCGTCTCCGTCTCCCGTTAGATTTGTTCGCTTCATAGATGGCTCGCTGTTCCATGTTGTCGCACTTGCATGCCTCGAATGCTTCGTATACTGTCGCCCACGGCGTATTCCATGCTTTATTCATATCTACGGCGCCGTTCATTATCTGGCAGTATTTGCGGCAGGCGGCAACAAGACCGCGATTTGGTCGCTTCACCCGCGCTTTTATCTCTGTGGCCGTGAGGGGCATTTCCAGCTTTTTCCACGATTTGCCGATACCTTCCAACCCTTTCTGTATGGCAATGAAATAGCGTTGGGCACGGATGAACCGAAGACGTCCGATTTGCTCCTCGTCTACGCTGAACCCCGCGTTCCAGTCCGGATTGCCGTCAACGCCTATGCGGTTGAACTTCACGAGCCCGAGCATCACGCCGAGGGCAGTACAGAAGTATTCGTACGATGGTTTCCGGGCTTCGATGGCGTTTAGTTCACCCATCGTGATCCCGGCGATGTCCCGAACGGGCAGACGTTTGTCGAACCACATCCGGCGTTTTATAGGCACAAACTCGGGTTCTGGCAGGTCTTGGATGGTTTTGACGATACGTTCGGTACCCATGCTGAATAATGCACGGTTGCGCATCACAACATCACTAACCGTATCTTTGGGGGTTATCTTCATAGGTTGTAAGTATTGATCGGTTCGAATATCTCTGCGTAAAAGTCCGGGCACAGCTTAACATCGTCAACGATGCGGATGATCTCTCGGCATTCGTCTACCATATCGTTCCACACGCGGACGAGCCGATGTGTCGGAGATGTTCGGGTGCTGCTTTCGGTGTTCTTCAACTTTTCCCCGGCAACGGTGTTGAATGTCATATGGTCGCGCGAGTAGTAGAAATAGATATACTTGGCAATTACGGATGTCCCTTTGTCAGATTGAGCCAGCAACGCCACAATGGCCGGGTAATCCTCGATATTGTCGGCTACATCCGACCCCAGAAGCATTCGCAGAAACCGAGGTTCGTATTTGGCGATATATGCCTGGATGTCGCTTATGATTTTGGGGGCAGGTCCGGCGGGTTTACCGTCGCTCTTTGTCTCTATCCCCGCAATATATGTCTCGGGATAGGTGAAATATCGCTCGTCTAAGATCATGGTATTTTATTTGAAGATAGGGGCGGCGTGTTGCCGCCCCTATCCGGTTACTCCTCCAAGGTCTTTTTATAGAACCCTTTGGCGATCATCATTTCCGCAGTTGCCCGCGATTTGATGAGTATTTCGCCCTTGTTGATCCCGTCGTGCGCTCTAATGACTTCGACGCGCAGGACGTTGGCTTTAAGGGCGCGACGACCGCGCCTAACGGGGGCGCGTGTCATAGCTGCTTCATCTTTCGCTTTCATGGGTTACTCGGTCGGTCCTGCTGTTGCTTTCTCGATGGCGGCCAGAGCGGTGTTGATGTCGGCGACATAGATATTCGCTTTCATATCCGGCCGTGTAACGAGGGCTTGCCCGCGATACCACAGCCACAGACGATACGAATCCGTCTCCGGGACGCGCTCGATCTCCATAGTGATATTGCGCTTGTCGTGCAGCTGGAGCGTCGTGGAATCGAGCACGACGAGCTCCGAGGCCGAGAGTTTCGGGGTCGGGATAATCGTCATGCCATGCACCGACAAGGCCCCATTGGGCAGCACCGTGATGTAGTCGCCGAGGGTGTTCTTCAGCGTGCGCATCTTGAATTCGGTGGCATAGTTCATCAGCACGTAATTCGGAGCCATCGAATCGTTGGTCCCGACCTTTGCCTGCGTTTTCATGGCGAGGATCAGGTCGGCGATGTTCGGTGCTGACACGCTGGTTGCCACACCCGCCGTCGTTGCATTGAATGCCGTAACGCCGGATGCTTTTAGTCCGTAGATGTGTTTGGGCTTGGAGGCATCCACGCCGTCACCGTCCCACAGCAGAGAATCGAGCTTGGCTGCGATCCCCTGCTGGGCCTTCGTCTGCGCCCATGCCAGGAAGTACCCGAAATCTTCGGCGCTCTCAGCCGAGAAAGGAAGCACGGAACCGAGTTTTGCCAGCTCACGGTATTTGCCCGTAAGCGTGGCGGTGTCGGTATTGGTGTGCTTTGTCATCTCCTCTGCATACCCGGTGCCGTCGGTGTAGGAAGCATCGTTGTACATGATGCGGTTCTTGTCGTCGGGCACATTGATGCGCGTGAAGAGTTGCACGAACGCATTGCGGGGGCTGGCGTCTGCGTAAATCTTCGTCGTCAGCACGGTGCGGTTGGGGTCTTCGTTCGTCACGGCCGACGTGTCGAGTTTGAGCGCGAACTCGCCCGTCGAGAGTCTCCCCCGTCCGTTCCGCATATCCTTATATGCGGCGGCGAACTCTTCCGATTTCAGCACCTCTTCCATAGCGGCGACCAGCGTTTTGTGTCCCTCCTGCTTGGGAGCGCCTTTCTTCATCGTGGCGATCTCGACGCCTTGAGCTTTAAGCGCGCCCTCCAGTTTTTCGATCTTCGCCGGCGACAGCCCGAGTTTCCCGAACTCCTCCTTGACAGCCTCGACGATCTCGTTCTGTGACTTGATGCCTGCGACCATCTCCTCGAACTGCCCTTTGATATAATCTCCGAGCGCGTTCAGGCCCTTTTTCTCGTCCTCGCTGAACTCTACGCCAGCGGGAAGCACAAATGATTTAATCTCCATTCTTCTTTGTGTTTTTTGGTTAATTGATATGTGAACCTATTTTCCCGAACATATTTTCAGTGAGTGGTTTCTCCGGCTCGGCTGCGTTCAATGTCTCGATGATTTGCTTTTTGATCTTCATTTTCTCCTCCAATGACGCCGCATTGAGAGCATCGCTCATAACCTTGATGGCGTCCGGTAAACTCTTCACAGCACCGACGAATGCCGTTTCCTCGTTGGCTCCGGCAGTAACGACGGATATTTCATGCAACACGACTTCCTTAACGATGAACGCGTCGAGGGCTTCGTCATATTCCATTTTGTCCCATACGTAGTTGAATCCGAACGAGAACTGATTAATATCGCCGTCTTTGAGCTGGAACCACGCGCGCTTTGCATTCGGCACCGCGTCGAAGTTGCTCAGCTTAACTTCTGCATATGCACCGTCTTCACGCTCTTCGATAGACAGTATCCGGCCGATAGGGTCGGCGAAATCATGTTGCCATACGAACGCGATTTTGCGGTTTGTGGCCGATCCCGGGCCCCTGTCGTTAATGGACTTGGCGAAGCATCCTTTGATAAGAATATCGCCCGCGCTGTCCTTGTTGCCGAAATTGGCGAACTTCACGAGGATAATATGCTCGTCCTCGTTCGCAATGTCCGCTTTTGTCACGGCGAACTCTTTGCGGCAAGTGTTGCCCATTGCCGCCCGGCGCGCTTCTATTTGCTGAGATAAGTTCATGTTATACGATATATTTCAAAAGTTCTGTTTTAGCCTGCTCCGTAGTCATCAGACCTCCGGACACGGCGTTATTCAAGGCATTTACGAGATTGGTCATGCCCGCCGCCTGTTCGCGCTTAGATTCTTGGAAGAGTTCAAGATGATCGTAGTAGGGCATCACCTTGAAATCCTCAAAGCCATATATCCTGTTGAGCACGTAGAATATATTATTCGCCTCGGGGATTATCGCGTCGTTATATAATATCGCCTTCGCTTCTTTGGCGTTGGCGTACGTTGAACCCTCTACGTCGAGCAGCACGCTCGGCACTTGGTAGATGTCCGCAATTTCTTTCTTGCAGGCTTTCTGTACGTCGGTCAGTCCCAGATCGGTAATCGTTGACGATACCGGACTTACGGCAGCATTCATGGACGTGATAGCGTATTTGAATTGATCGGCCCGGATGCCGTACTTTCTGAATGCCTGTTGTATGTTTTTCTTCTCCGACTCTGTTTCCGGCAGCCGAGCATCTCGAATAATATCGCCGCTTCCGGATGTCAGCGAGATAATAGCCAGCATACCGCGGTTGATCATCAGTTCATGCACCGCTTCGTAGGATGCTACGAAAGTATTCACCGGCTTCTGCAATGATACCATTCGGGAGATGTTGCCGCCGCAAGCATTGAGATCATAAGAGGCATCTCTAACGATGAACATATCTTCTTTGGCTATCTTCATCGAAGATCCGCAAATGGTCACCGTGTAATCCACGATATCCGCATCGGGAATGAACGATAACGCCGGAGATATTGCGGCATTTTCCGTGACGCAAAGATTGGGGGCGACGAACAGCTCGAAAGCTCCCGGGAATCCCACTGATTCCATGCGTACGATATAGGCTTTGCCGAAAATCTGCGTCATGGCCTCGATGTGTGCCACGAAGTCCGCGATGCCCTGCACGCTATTAGGATGCGATATGGTCCGCACGGCGTCCGGTCGTTCGAGGTCTTCACCATCTTCCGTGGTGGCTGCAAGACGTAGATTCTTAATTGCCGCGCATTTCTTCGAGATTACAGACATCAGCGGCGAGCAAAGTGCGTATGCTTTGGCTTGTCCCGCTTTGCCCCTGGTGTCGATCGTCCCCACGGTTTCAGTTGATCCCTGAAATACCGGAGGTACGCCGATGTAGCTCAATGTCGATGCCGGCAAATTTGAGGCTGTATTATTGCTTTTCCTGCGTATTTCGTAGCCGAATAGATTCATTATGCAGCTATTTGAATAAGATTCTTGAATTCAGACTGAACGGCATATCTGGCAGCGTCCCATAGATGGTTGAATTCGTCGTGCGGGTAGTTTATGGCGATGCCGTTCACCGTCTCCCACACGTACGAGTTTGCTTCTATCTGCATGTTGCGCGAACGCACGCAATGTATCTTGCATCCTTTCATGGACGTGATGCCATCCATGACAGACCCTGGGTATTTCCGAACAGGAATGACCGTAAGCCCTTGAATGCGCATTGCGGTTATCATGCTTTCGGGGGATTTGGCATATTTGTCGGCGCTATCTGCATAACATCGGGATACTCCGTTTGAGAAGTGCGGCGAAAGCGCTGCATATAATTTCGAAGTGTCGTCGATAGGCTGATATATCAGCTCCTGCAAGTAAAGATGGTTCGGGATCCGGAATCCGACACGTACGCAGGCCGTGGGGTCTGCTGTGAATCCGAAGTCGAGGCCCAATACAACGCGTTCGATGTCTTCGGGGAATTCGTCGATCCAGTCGATGTCGGGGAATATCAGCCCCTCCTGCGCGGCACGTACTCCGAGGCCGTACACTTTCCAGCGCCATTCGTCGGCAGTTCCGGCGGCGATATTCTCGGGAGTGGGTTCGTATCCCTCGATTGTGCGGCGAACCCCCGCCGGGCAGAAGGGATTATCCTTGTACGTCGTGTGCGTGAAAATAGTATCCGGAGCGCCCTCCATATGGAACGCCCAATGCTCCGTGTATTTTGGGTTCCAGTCGCCGATGACCATCCGCGTGCAACGCATGGTGATATTGTCGAATTGCGCACGGCTTACACCGTCGAGCATCTCGTTGAAATATACGATGTCGCAGTCGTGGCCCTCTTTGACATCCATTTTATCGAGACCCCGGAAACGAATCACGCTATCCTTGATGCGATATTCAGGGAGAATGTTTTCGCCACGCATACAATCGGGATCGTATACGCCGCGCAATTGCAGCTTCTTGCGGAAGTCGTCCAGCGTCTTTTCCTTGCAATCTTGAAGCGTGGCCCGATAACAGTATATTTTAAGAGGTACGGACGATGATGCGCAGATGTCATACAGAAAGTCTGCCGTGTCGAAAGTTTTTCCGGATCGGGAACTTCCCTCGTCGAAGATACGGACGACGGCGCCGCTCCCGTCGTATAGCTGGTAGAGGTACATTTTGACTTTGTAGGTCTTGCCTCTGTATGTTACGGGATCGGGCGTCATTCCTTTACTGTCATTTTGCCGATGGACTGGATGATCTTGGCAGCTTCGGGATCGAGGACCACGGAAATAGGCTGTGTTGCGACCGTTATCGCCTTGCCGTTGGTTGTCACATCCTGGCGGTCGGCAAGATGCAGAACGCGCGATGCAATTGTCGGGTTATACTGCTCACACATAGCACCCTCCAACTGATCGGATTCGATTCGCGCGCGCACGCGTGCACACACGCTCAAAAATTCATCCTGCTTTTCGTATTCCCGGAAAGTATTCTCTACAATCTCCGCGAACACGCAGAATCCTACAAGTGTCAGCGGTCGTTCGTAAGGTACGGGAATAACAGAGCCGTCGGCCAATACCCTGTTGCTGTATCGCGGGTTCGCTTTCACCCATTCGACATACTCTTCAAACTTGGCTTCAAGAGCTTCGGGGGTATATGCACGAGGGCGGCCCACTTTACGGGTGGGCTTGTTGCCGGTTGTCGTCTTGATTCCTTCCGTTCTCTTTGCCATAGAAAAAAGGTCTGCGGCCGTATGAATAGCCACAGACCCTCGTTCCCAGGAAACCTACTACCAACAACGTGTCCTTTCGTCGTTAAGATTCGCGGATGTTGCCGCTTTTCTTGTCCGTGGCCTGCTTCATCACAGGCTTACGATGCAAAGGAGCGAACTATCGGCACATTGTGCAATAGTTTGACGAAAAATTTTCAAATTTTTTGAAAAAATGTTTTGCATATTCAAATTAAATGCTTATATTTGCAATACCAAAACAACTAAACAAGGCCGACGGGCCATAAGCGGCAACTATGAAAAACTTTATCAATTCTTACGATCGCGTCAAAGGAGCCATTGAATCGGGCAAGGCTATCAACATCTTCAACATGGTAGACGGCGACTACGTCGGCATGGGCGAATTCGAATATTCGGACGAAGCCATGATCGTTCTCGAGCTCGTCGCCAAGAATGGCGAAGGATTCGTCGTAGACATCTGCAATCGTGTTCTCGAATCAATAAATGTCGGCAAGGCTATCACGTTGTCCGAAAAACAGCGTTGGTGCATCGCTTTCGCGGCGAATAAGATTTCGACGGACAAAGTCGATGAGCTGCACACAGCCGATGCTGAATTCATCGCTATGGTCGAATCTGAAGAGGCTGTTGAAAATACGGCACATAATAACGAATATTTTGAAAACATGGACGACAATCAATTTATTTCCATTCGTTCGCTTCTGAACCGAGCCGAAGCCGGTGAAACTATCTCCTCCATTAAACTGTCTGATGCCGGTAAATACGCCTCCAACGCGAAAGGTGATATGCTTATCAATACGGACATCTTCTTCTCGTCGCGCGTATATGCATACAGGGCCGATGACCGGCTGGTTAAGATTGGGAAAAAGACGCTTAATGTCGATGAGCTGCGCCGGCAACTCGAACGGTTCATCGGTAAAGGATCCGCCGTCGTTTGCATAGGCGGCAAATGCCTTCGTGGCGAAATTACAAAATAGCTCAATATGAAAGAGTACCCCGCATTTATTATCGATAGAAGTCGCCGTTCGGAATCGTCCCGTTTTTCCGACGACTTCATCGTCTGCACCGATCGGGAGGTCGGGTTCATCGCCAGAGTATACAAACTTCCCAAATCACGCCGTGCAGAGTTCGAGCAGAGCATCGCCTGTCTATCCGAATCGCAAATAGATAACCGATACTATTTTGCCATCATTGGAAATGTATTGTGCGTGCTGGAGGTCGTGCGAATGTTGCATGAGCCTGTTGCGCATATCAACAGACTTCGGCCGTTGATGAAGAAGGCTTTCAAAGCCTACATACACGGCGAAGAATCAGCCGTTCGACGGGACGGTCAGCCGTATGACGATCAGATAGCCGCTCTTGACGACATCCTGCGGATGGCAAAGTCGCAACGGTCACGCATGGTCGATATGAACGGTGAAGCGGCCACGGAACGATTTACAAGCGCGATTCAGTCGGCCCGCGATTCCGTTGCCTTGCTTCAAAAAATCACACAACATGAATAAGGATGCATCAAAACGGGGCGGTGCGCGCCCGGGCGCTGGGCGCAAATGTAAAGGCAGTGCGCCGTCGGTCACTGTAAGCTTGCGCCTCCCCCCGGAATTGCGAGACGAGTTGCGCGCGTTTCTGAAATCCCGCCGGATGACCGCCGCACAGTTCGTGGAGGAAGGCCTATGCATCCACCGTAAACCCGATGCGAAGTCTTGATCCCCACCGTAAACCCGATGCGAATAGCCCGGGTTTTAATGGGATAGATTGTTCAAAATGTCCGTGTTTTTCTCGGGGAGAAAAACAACTTTAAAGCGGTTTATTGTTCAATATGTATAAAAAATCCCCGAGCTCGTGGCCCGGGGATCGGCAAGTCTTCAAATATTATTTGCGCATCTGCTGATTCTTTGGGATAGGTCGAGCAGGGCGTTGCGCAATACCTCTTTCTCCGCTTCGTCGAAGTCATCCGGTTTCCCATTATTCATGCCATTCATTTTGTGATAGAGCCAAGACCGCGATTTCCCGAAGTACTTTTCCGATATTTTGGCCCAAGATACGTCCAGCAGGATGTCAGACATCTTCTGTTTTACTGTCTCCCGATTTTGTTTTACAATGATTTCCATATTTGTCTTTTTGTGCCCTCGACCATTGGCCGAGGGCTGGTTGTTAGTCACGTTCCAATAATTCTTGTAGGATCATCTCGATATACCATTCTTGTTCTTCTTTCCCGTTGGGATAGGCTTTGTGGTAATTGCGTATAGATTCGATCAAATCCCACTCTTTTTCTGTTAGTTCGACATTCATATCGTTTGTTTCTTTTCTGTAATACAAATATAATACACTTTTGCGTATTATGCAAATTTATTGCGAACAAAATAATAAAAAACGCCCCGGCAGAAGTCGGGGCGGGAGTGGGGAGGGTGGGTTATTGAATCTCGGTAATATCTCTATTGAAATAAAATGTTTCTGTTTTTTTCTCCATTGCTCCTATTTTATTGGCAGAACGGTATGAATGCTCAAAGCGCCAACCGTAAATGTCATCAACGGATGCTGAATCGCAAACCCTTTTTAACGAATCTATATCAGCATCTATTGAAGCGATGTATGCTAACTGTTCCTTTAATTGGGTTGAATCCAAGTAATATATATAATCTTCGCGGCTTTTTTTATGATCTATTGCTACTTTAAGAACTTTTTCCGCTTGTTCTTTTATCAGGATCGGTTCAAGTCCTGAAAATTTAATAGGCTCGTAACTTTTATAGTCGTCGAGATTTTCTTTCATGTATTGTTTTACCAATCTTTCCGCTTTTTTTTGATTGGAACTACATGAACATAAAATAGCCATACATACGGAAAATAGTAAAAGTTTTTTCATAATTACTTCTTATGTTGCCAACAATATATGCTATCATCAGCGGCTTTTCTTTTACACCGATCTCCGTCTTGTGTAATTGCTGCGCATCTTCTATCTCCACTATCGGATTTTTCGCAACTTGTTGAAGCGATTGATGTTGTCAGCAAAAGAAATAATAAAATTTTCCTCATGGTATTTAATTTTGGTTTATACAATTTGCCCCCCCCCCGAATACTCGGAGAGGAGCATGATTTTATTTTTAGTGCTATTATGTGTGTGCTTTGGCATACGGTTCCGGCTCTCCTCCGGTAGGCATTAGTCTAATTAGAACACCTTTAGCCCTCTTTTTTTAGGGCGACTTCGCCCTTGTTTTTAGCCCTCTCTTCTCGGAACAAGTCAAGTAATACCCCGTTTTGCCGGATTAGTTCCTCGTTTTGTCGAAGGACTTGGTCTAAATACTTCTTCATAGTGTTTGAATTATTTAAGTCAGCTTCCGAAAGTGTTGCGTCTTCTCCTCCTTGACTGACAGGTTGGTCGGTAGTGTATTTATCAATTTTATTTCCAAATCGAGCTTTTAGGCGTATTTCATGCACTTCTAATAATGGTTTTTTGCCTTGCATGATAGCCGATACTTGGGGTTGGGTTATTCCCATTATTTCCCCAAGCTCTTGCTGTTTTAACCTCATTTCGGCTGCAAGTCTTTTTATATCAACCATTTTATAACAAGATAAAAATATATAAATAACTATTATAACATTTATCTGTATAAAAATTATAAATTAAAGATAAAAGTTATATATTTGCATTGTGGAATTAAACTACACCGCAAAGGTAAAGAGTTATACTCCACAAAACAATGTAAAGATATATAAAAAAGATTGAAACAACCAAATCCGAAAGGGCGAAATAGTGCGCCAATAGGGTTTACAAACGTTCTTTGAATGGATACAACCATTACTGTATTAACGATTTTGCAAGTGTTAAATGTCGTATTATTGGTAGCGGCAATATGGCTCAGGCTCGACGCGCTGCGCATACGGCGTAGACGTTTGACTGTATTAAAAGAGATTAGAAAGATACAGAATAAGCGCCTTGACCATCCTTTCATGGCTGGACGAAGCAATAACGGAATACCAATCCTATAACCATTAATATAAACGAAATATATGCAACCATCTCACAAACCGAAAAGAACCTCGATATTTCGACGCGTGAAATTATTTTGCATTCGCCGTCAACGATCAAAGCGTCGTCGGCAGGAATCAAAAGTGTTTCTTTTAAGTCATCAAATCGTTCTTCGATTCTGTGCATTACCTGACTTGTGGCGCGAATATTTTGATACAGAGCGGCCGAAAGAGCAAGCAGACATATTCCGTTCAGCAATACTGTCGCAATGCTTATCCAATATGTACAATCCGGATAGCAAGCATGTATGCCACCCGGATTGCCCGATATGGGCCGCCCTAATGAGCAAACCAAAGTCAGAATAGTAGCCGACGCAACAAACATAGTGGAGTGGACGCGGTATTTCCATACGGCGAGCTCGTCAAAGTAGGCGTTACGGTCCCTGATAAGTGCATCGGCGTACCTGATAACGAGTTGGCCCCGCGGGCTTAACGGTTGCATGATTAGTTCTTTGATGTTAGGTTTTTTATGGTTTCGGAAAGGTTCTCGATGGTGCGCTGCTGGGAGGCAACCAAAGCCAGCAATGCGGGAACCGTGGGAGCGGGGGCGACGTTGGAGTCGTCGATAACGTAATCGTCAATGTCGGCATATCGACTGCATAATATGTCCATATGCTCAGGCGTAAATCCGTCGCCGTTCTTCTCCATTCGAGAAATGCGGCTTTGATCCATTCCCAACATATTTGCGAGTGCCGCCTGTGTTAACCTTTTGTCTTTTCGAAAACGTTTGAAATCAATCATATACAAAGGGACTATTAAAAAACCTATAAAAATATGAGCATAAAATTTGCATAATTAAAATAATATGTACATATTTGCATTGTGATACACGACAAAGGTATAGTTACCTGCCGATTATTAAAATGTAAAAATATACAAAAAAACGATAATAACAATGAATCATTCACAAGAAGACATCGAGCGTTGCGCCTTTGTAAAAGGTTACAACGTCATCCGCGCCCGGAGAAAAGGCCGGGACCTCGCCAGCATTGCTATGGATGAGATCAGCCAGGCGTTAAAAGAAGGCGGGTTATGCGACAAAGCGTTCCACAATCGCAAATACGGCTATGTGAACCATACGCCCACAGAACGGGAAAAGATCGAACAGATATTTACCAAATGGGGAGTATCCGATCCCTGGGGGCTGGCTTAAGACTATGAAAACTGACGCCATACTGAGCAAACGCGAACGTGAGGTGATGAACCTCGTCGTGCTGGGCTATTCGGCCCGCGAGATCGCAGAACGGATGAACGTGATCTACCAATGCGTAGCCAACCATCTCCAGAGCATCTACGACAAGACGGGGACGAAGCGGACCTTGCAGGCATTGGTTACCTGGTATTTCACGCAGAATTTCGGCATCACGCTCAACGTGTCCGAGATGACCCGACGCGTCGGGGCCGCGGTTCTGCTGTGCCTGTTCTCGGTGGAGGTGTTCAGTACGGATTTCGAATGTCGCAGGTTGCGCAATCCCCGCCGAAGCCGAGGCTTCCGGGTGGAAGAGCTGATAGAGAACTAAACCAACAACACAACAATATGGAAACGAATTACGAAGAGGTGAAAGACAGCCTTCTGTCTTTTGGAAAGAAACATTCGGCCTGCCAATATGAATATAAGCGTCTTTATGCGGCTGAAAGTGTCGAGGCGGTTATGGCAGTCGTTAAAGATAATTTCTCATGATGTTGTCAATTCTACGATTTTGCCGATGTTCTTTTGGCATACCGGGATCAGTTCGCCGAACATAAAATATGGATCAACACTTCTGTTGAAATTAAAGAAGGGGTTGGTTGCCTGTTGACTACGGAAGGCGACGATCAACGCCCGGAGCTGGGGAACCTCGACGATCAACGCCCGGAGCTGGGGAACCTCGACGATCAACGCCCGGAGCTGGGAAGCCTCGACGATGATTATCCCTACTTCGGCTATCGAATGCCAAGTAAACGATAAAAGCATCGCACGGTATATCCAAGACAATAGAGTTGTATTCGCGGATGATTCTATAAAATTCGAGAAGCAGGGATAGTAACAAGGAGTGCGTGGCAGGTTGGCAATGCCTCCGCATAACTAACGGAAGGAGATGTGAAGTAAAGTATCATCTACGCAGGTTCGAATCCTGCCGCACTCCCAAGATAGCAGCCCGCAAGGGTTAGGGGTTTGATCGCTGGCAATAACCCCAGCTGCAAGGCAGAAAGCGATTTTCGGGTCTTTGACGTATTGATACACGAGAACCATCCGAGTGGATGTAAAACCCAGTGAGCGACTTGGCGCAGAAGGGCTGGCGGCAGACAAATACCAACGAGCGAGCGATGATCCGGAGCGATCCGGTGAGCCGTATCAACACTATGCCCGGTGTGGTTTGAATGTACCTATCCGGGCTCCAATGCGGGTTTTGTGCACACGTTCTTTCTGTCCATTTGCGATTTAAGCTTGTAGTCATTTGCGCAATCCCGCTTTTATGCCCTGATGGCGACCAAATAGATAACCGGCTTCGGCTGGCGTATACCACTATTTATTCGGCGAGCCTTGTCTTCGATGGCGTCAGGGCACGAATACCTTAAAATTTCAAGACTATGGAGAATTTAAAAAAGCCACAGGCTCGCATATTGGCCTACTTCATCAGAGGAGGAACGCTGACCGTGTGGAAAGCGATGAGCAAATTTGGCACGACGGAGCTGCGGAAGATTGTCACGAGGCTCCGGCGCAAAGGCTACATCATCGTTGGCGATTGGTGTTACAGCCACGACGCAGACAGAGGGCGGGTTGTCCGCTACAAAGAGTATCATATGGTCGTTAACCCTGAAATTGCACAAATATGAAAACCGATACATTCAAAACCCGAAAATTTATGGGTATTGACTTCACTCCGCGAAAGAGATACCGTGCGGAGATCGAACGGCTTGAGCGAGTAAATGCGGACATCCGTCGGAGCTTTGCCGAAGGCGAGAAAGATCGCAATAATCTTCTGAAAAAGTGCGCCGAAGAACGGAACATTCGTTATGCCGCTGAGGCCGAATTACAAAAGTATCGGCGTAAACGCGGCGCCGACGGGCGTTTCATCAAATAATAAGGCGTATTAACGCCTCCTTTCTTTATCCATCATTGCACGTCGCCCGCCATCCGTGAGGCCCGCGGGCGATATTTGGAGGGTTGGCCGAGTGGTTGAAGGCTCCGGCTTACTAATCCGGCGAGCGGTAACGCTTCGGGAGTTCGAATCTCTCACCCTCCGCAACCCCTTTGTTGGTGATGCAAGTAGAGCGACGATAGCGCAAGGGATTATTGCCGATTGCACGGCAATGGCAAAGCGGAACAGACGCTTGACTCTATCGGACAGGTTATACGAAAGCATCTGACAGCCGGGAAAGACCGGCATTTTGAGCTATGGTGTAACGGTAACACATCACCCTTTGGAGGTGGCGCTTCCGGTTCGAATCCGGGTAGCTCAACAGGGGAGCGATCCCCACGTTGTTAGTTTGATCGAAGGGTCATTCAATCAACGGAAGCGAAAGAGGGTATATCCCTCGACAATCCGAGGCCGCGTGAAAAGAGTAGCAAGGCCGAGGCGGAAGCTCACGAAACGGGCAAAGAACGCAAACCGGCGGCGCGGAAGCTGTGTCGCCACCGCGGGGGATCGTCGTAAGTCCCCCGCATTTTTTGAAATAAACAATCATCTATTATATGCAGAGTTATATCAATGAGCTCAAAGAAAAGGGTCTCGTGCCTTTACGGCTTGATAACAACACGGTAATCTTGGTTCCTCCGGAGAAAGCCAATGAGAAATACAAGGCGCGCTATCTCAAAAACGCCGAGAGGTCGCGGAGGATGGCAACACATTTAGATTAGCTATGAATTACGGATTACCTTATAAGGGTTCTAAGAATAGTATTGCGAAATGGGTTATTTCGAATCTTCCCGCGTCGCATACGTTCGTGGATTTGTTCGCCGGAGGATGTGCGGTAACTCACGCTGCCATATTGTCTGGTAAATTCGGACGTTTCATTGCAAACGATATTACGGAATATCCCCAAGTCTTCCGTGATGCCATCGATGGGAAATACCGGAATGAATGTCGATGGATCAGTCGGGAGGATTTCTTCCGTCTCAAAGATGACGACCCCTACGTGCGGCTTTGCTGGAGCTTTGGGACTGGTATGCAGACATATCTATATAATCCGGAGGTTGAGCGGTTCAAAAAACACATGCACGCGATATTTTTCGCGGGAACGCCCACGAGCGCGCGGTTGGCATGGAAAGGATTTGTCCGGGAATTTGCAAAAGTCCGTGATGAAATAGGAGAGCTGACGCAAAAGGTGCTGAAGTTGTGCGCAGCGTGCGACGTGGCACCTCAATACAATGCGGACGGCACATTGAATACAAAGGCGATACATACAGATGTTTTTCGGGTTAAATCAGCGTATTTGCGAAAATATTTACAGAACGCCCTGAAATTATCCGGTCTTACGCAAAAAGATGTCGACCGACACCTTGGGAATTATATGAGTAGGCATTATTTTGGCGAATCTCAATGGATGTTGCCATCCTCTGAACAATACGAGAAGTTGCAAGAAATTTTACCGGCGTTAACTATTCCGTGGGCGTCCTTAAACGAAAGTCTGCAAAGTCTGCAAAGTCTGGAAAGACTGGAAAGACTGCAAAGTCTGGAAAGTCTGCAAAGACTGGAAAGACTGGAAAGACTGCAAAGTCTGGAAAGTCTGCAAAGACTGGAAAGACTGGAAAGACTGCAAAGTCTGGAAAGTCTGCAAAGACTGGAAAGACTGGAAAGTCTGGAAAGTCTGGAAAGTCTGGAAAGACTGAAACTGTCCCGAAAGGATTACAGCGATGTTGCTATACCGCCGGGCGCGACGGTATACTGCGACCCGCCGTATGCTAACACGGCGGGGTATATCGACGATTTCGACCATGAACGATTTTATAGATGGCTGCGGAGCATGGAATTCCCGGTGTTCGTTTCGGAATATTCCATGCCGGACGACTTTATATGCTTTGCGAGTATTGACAAAGCATGCACCTATTCATCATCAAAAACGATAAAACGCGTAGAAAAGATGTTCGTACACGAGCGGTGGGCGGATGCTGTGAGGCGTCCGGATGATAATGTTCAGGGGCGGCTGTTCTAATCCTCCCTGCGTCGCAATAGTATTACCGCCATAGTAGTATTGTCGGCTGGCGTCCTATCTACGAATAACCCCTAAAAGTAAGAAATTATGGATGACATTACCCGCGTCTGCCGCAAATGCGGGCAGGAAAAGCCGTTGGAAGAGTTTACGAAGGATAAGGAATGCGTATTAGGTCATAGCCATATTTGCAAACAATGCAAGGCGGAAAGGAACCGCAAGTGGTGCGCTGCCAATCCCGAGAAGGTGCTGGAATATAAACGCAAACGATACGCTGCCAATCCCGAGAAGGTGCGGGAATATAACCGCAAGTGGTGCGCTGCCAATCCCGAGAAGGTGCTGGAATATAAACGCAAACGATACGCTGC